CACTTTTCGACTTAGGACTCGATTTTTTTGCACTTTTCGACTTAGGACTCGATTTTTTGACATCTGATACTTTTTGAACACTGGGTGATTTGGTAACACTTGTACTCGCAATGACAGCGGACCCGTCTTTACGTTGCTCGGGTGTCTTAAATACCAAACCTAAATATCGGAAAACATCCTCTTCACTTTCAAACGAGTCTTCAATACGAGCCCCCTTTTTCTTATCCACCATTGTATATAATCCATGCTCATTCAATGTTAATCCCTTTTTCAATGCATGTTGACGCATAATAGTATTGAATGCCTTGGAACCAGTAAAATATATAATAGCAAACGCGTACTCGGTTGGAGGCGCATATAAAAAATCTAGACGGCGTGATAATTTTCCTTCTAATTGACCAATGGTTAGACTTTTTACCTTTCCTCTACTCAATTCTTCAATCACAACATTTGCTTTATTTAAAGCATCTAAAAATGTAGCAAATACCTTTTTATTGTTTTCTTTAGACGTAATGATTATATCTATATCACCAGAACTTGAAACACCTCGTCGATAACTACCTACGATTTCAAAAGATACATCAGTTTGTGATTCACCAAATGTATCTCGAAAAACATCGTCTATGCGCTTGTTATATTCTACAATTTCATCACGAGGAATACGATGTGTTAAATCATCATAATATTTCAACCCTTTTTTCTGTACATTATTCAATAACTCACCTTGTTGTTTAAGTTGTTCAATAGTAGTTATTCCCTTTTCAATTAATTCTTTAGCATTTTTAATACCTATACCATGGACTTGTGTTAAAACATTGATTGGATTTTTACGTTCTCGTTTCAAATAAGCCAAATCACCTGTTTCTTCATACTCTTGTAATTTTTTTATTATCGCGTCACCAATACCAGGCATTCCCTCCAATTGTTTATAGCTTGTAATGTCATCAGTAATGCCTAATATTGTTTCTTCCGCCTTTTTGTATGCACGAGCCTTAAATGGTTCTCCTTGACCCATCAAAATAGTTTCTAACTCACTAAGTAATGTCGAAAAACCTTCATTTAAACGTTGTTCTCCTTCACTGGATGATTTATCGTTTTTCATAGTTCTATTAGACGTTTTTTTTTTATGCCTTTTGCGTGAACTATGTTGTTGGGAGCTCATATATATATATTGGATTATTATTTGCACCTATTTGTTTCTTTTATTTTTACGTGTTTTTTGAAAAGCCGCACGTTTTTTGATTTTATACGATTTCCCTTTAAAATTTTTTAATGAAGGATTTTTATTACATTTAAAACGAAATATATCTAAATTTTTTCGATATATAACAGATGTTCGGCAAATTCCAATAGATCCACGTGTATTATCTGATTTCTGTTTTCTTTTAACACGTTTAATACACCTACAAAGTTTCTCTGCTAAAATTTGTTCCGCTGCTTTTTTCACTCGCATTCTCGTTTTCGGCATGGGAATATCATAATAATCGAGCACTTTTAAATAGTCGTCGTGTGTCAATGTTTCCTCCATACATATATACAACATTTATTTTTTTTAACAAGCGTATTATTTTTTGCTCGAAGAATAATATATAGCTAATATAAGTACCATGAAAAAACATGTGGTTGTATTCGATATGGATGAGACTCTTGGTTATTTCCAAAACATGGGAATATTTTATTATACTCTCCAAAATTATATACAACACCAAATAACATTTGAGATTTTCTGTAAATTAATAGATTTATATCCAGAGATTCTCCGTCCAAAAATATTTTCTATTTTGAAATATTTAATTGAAGTTAGACGAACCACTAAATTGGAAATTATGATTTATACGAATAATCAAGGACCAAAGGAATGGGTTCAACTTATAAAAAATTATTTTGAATACAAATTGAATACTGAAATATTCACAAAAATTATTCGCGCATTTATGGTGAATGGTAAAGTGATTGAACCAAAACGCACATCCCATAATAAAACGTACAAGGATCTGTTACGTACTACACGTATTCCCAAAGAAGCGAAAATATGTATGATCGATGATGTCTATTATGATGGCATGGAAAATAATAATGTTTATTATTTACATATTGATCCCTACGTATCGTCATTGCATTATACAACGATGGTTGATCGATTAATCGATTCCAAAATATTAGGGACATTGAACAAAAAACATTTACTTAAAAATATGACAAACGCATTCTCAGGAGTCAAATTCTACGAAAAGTCTGATAAAACACACGAAATCGATATTATTGTTGGGAAAACAATTCAAATTGGTCTTCAAGAATTTTTTCATGAAATGTAAACAATGATGTCAGTTTTGTTAATGATGTAGAGGATAAAATAAATAGAGCAGCGCTAAATATTATTTTCTGATCAAAAGGTGTGAATTTATGATGGCGCCATGGGTGGAAACGCCAAATTAAGATACATGATATATATAAATTAAATGTTGCTTGAAGCGTTTCTAAATATTCCGGTGCAAACGATGCGAGACCAATAAAACCTGTTATATAAATAAAATAAGTAGAATAAAGTATAATATAAAAAACTCTTTCCAATGATTTCATTATATTATACATACAAAATTAAAACCCCAGTCTTGGGATATTACTTCAAAGGTGTATAGAATCGTAAATTGTCAATGTTCTCGCACTAGAATCCAGAGCGTCGACATACTTTGGCATCCAGAAGTATTTAATAATATGGGAACGTCCTTCATAGTTTTTTTCAAATAAATGTCGATAGTACATTTGTTCCTTTGTTACTGGTATATTATGATCAACATACATGGTATATGTCATATCATCATCAATCGTTTCTACATGTTCCTGAATAATCTCATACCATGAACGCGTTTGCTTACTTACACCATCACTAAATGCCTCCTTTGTACGCCATAACACTTCATCAGGTAATAAAGGTTTCCCATCAAACAACATTCTTGAAAACGCACTACGTAATAAATGTTTTTCACATTTATTAGTAAGCACGTGGTTTCGAATATCCGGATGAATAGACATGTAGTATTGTACGAAGCTTCGATCAAGGAAGGGTGTGCGTGCCTCAAGTCCATTTGAAGAAATCGATTTATCAGAACGCAACACATCATAACAATGTAAATCAGTCAAAAGACGTTTGCATTCTTTATCGAATTCAATGGAATCTGGACATTGATGGAAATATAAGTAACCACCCGTGAGTTCATCTGCGCCATCACCATTAAATATTACCTTTGCTAGACTATTCTTTGAAATGTAATTTGCTACTAAATAATTACCCACACTCGCACGAATAGTTGTCGTATCATAACTTTCGATCTTATAAATAACATCGGGTATAGCATCAAGCATTTCCTGTTCACTTACAACAACTTCACAATGCTTTGTTCCCAAATGATTTGCTACAATCCGCGCGTATTTCAAGTCATCTGATCCAGGTAATCCAATACTATACGTTTCGATTTTCTTACCTGTTTGTTGTGTGACTTCACGTTGTACCAATGCACAAATTAGCGAACTATCTAAACCTCCGGATAATAAGCATGCAATCGGACGTTCTGTTGTTTCAACACGTTTTTTTACAGCAGATTTTAACAACCGCGTTATATTACATTCTATTTCATCTACTGAATTGTCATTCAAATCAGATAAATCGGTACTAGAAATCATAGTATATGGTACATGCGCTACAACTGGTTTCCAAAATTCATCAACCATGGTATAAACCGAATAGGATCCAGGTTTAAAATGAATTATATCTACATTATCACCAGATGTACAGGAGATATTATGTAACATTTTCATCTCAGAGGCAAACCCTAATATTGGATGGAAATGTGTATTGCTATTATGTGTATTGGTCTGATACAATGGACGAACACCATATGGATCTCGCGCTACACATAGTTTTGGATGCATTATATCACTATTATCAAATAGAACAAATGCGAATACGCCATCCAACATGCGAAGCGTTTGTTCGATTCCGTATTTTATATATAAATGAATAATTACCTCGCAATCGGATTGGGTAACAGGTGTAATTCCCATTTGTTTGTATAGTTGCTTATAATTGTAAATTTCACCATTGCAAATCAATTTAATATTATCGAAAACTAATGGTTGATTAGACGTTGTATTTAATCCATTAATTGCCAGTCGATGAAATCCAAAATAAAATGGGTTATTTGACGTGACAATATCTAACTTTTCAATAGTTGAACATTCCGGACCACGGGGTCTCCCTTTCATAAACTCCTTTCGAATAGTCATTTCATCAATTGACGACATTAAGGCAAATATTCCGCACATAGTATTTAACCTCACATATTCTTTATTCACTTTTTGAAAATATATATTATTAACGTATATATATATACGAGATGGACGAAATTTCCGATTTTTTTAGTCCATTTGATGCCCAATATTGCAATTATTTTTACTATTTGATGATATTCTTCTTTGCTGTTTTCGCTGGGTCAATCGGGTTAGTCGCATTTAGGCTTTTCTCAAACAAATCGAAGGATAACGCACCTTTATATATGAGCATTCTTCATTCATTTGTGTTATATTTCCAATCCCGCATTCTTTATAGTATGTGTGTTTTTTCACTACCAATGTAAATTATACGCGAGCCATATAGTAATTTATTTTCTTTAGAATTAGTATATGAATAAAATTTATAGTATGAAAAATGGTGTGTGTATACGCAACGATGATCGAAATACAGAGATAAATAATCGTATTTTTGCACGAAATTTGACCGAAAAACCTCTTGAACCTGTTTATGACATCCGTGCCACACCCACTAAATATGTGAAAATGCCTGTTGTCAATATTCGCCGCGAAATGAATGAAACACAGGCAAATTATCCCATTTACAACGGAGACAAACAATTCTATCCAGGAAATAGTAAGGCGCCTTGGAGCGGTTTCGCAAACAATGTCGATTTAGAAACAAAATTACACAATACCACATTTGCTTTACAAAAGTGTGACCAACGCGAGTACATTCCGTCAACAACAAGTAATATGTATTCTTACCCTATGTCTGATTTACCAGCACCACTACAACATGGTCTTTTATTTCACGTACCAGAAATAAAAACTGATGTTAAGGAGTTTAATGATAATGATGTGTTCAATAATTCTACACGTTCACAGCGCAATATTTTCAAAGGTAAATAAATGTACCAAGTCAAATAGGTAGAATAAATGTACCAAATCAAATAATGGGTATAAAAATATTTTCTGCCTAATAATTATGCCAAAAGAAACTTTTAAAAAATTGTCATGTAGTCCTTTAAGTGATAAAGATTTTGATTTCACTTGTTACGACAAAGACGACCTTGAAAAGTTGAAGGAAACATATAATAAACGTCACAGGGACGACCCTATAAAATCTGAAGACCCTAAAATTATTTGGGATACATTGAGAGATAAATACCACAATGTGTGTAATACAGAGTCGTGCTGGTTACGTCGAGAATTTATGCCCAGTCAATTAGGAAAACAATTAGTAGAATCATTCGCACCAGAACATCCCGAAAGTTGGAATAAAAACGATCACACTTGGTTATCATCTAGTGATATACAAAAAGTGATGAAGCAGTTCGAAAAACGTTATAAGTGCTTCGAATTTATTGGACCTTCACCCATTGATTTTTATAAAACAGACTCTTATGATGAAGGAAAACGCGTATGGCCAGAACTTTATGATTTCAACGTAGATAAAAATATAAGGAACAATAAATTTAAAATTGGGATTATATTCAACTTGGACGAACATACAAAAAGTGGATCTCATTGGGTAGCGTTATTTTTGAATCTTCGCAAGAAAAAATTATATTTTTTCGACAGCGTAAAGACATCTTCGACGAACAAAGAACCACCTGAAATTAAAAAATTAGTAAATTGTATTGTAACACAAGGAGAAAAACTAAATATCAAGATTGACTATGAGTTAAATGATAAAATAGTACATCAACGTAAAAATACGGAATGTGGAGTCTATTGCCTATTTTTTATTATCAATATGTTACAAGAAACATTAACATGGGATGATATTATGAGTAAACGCATTACAGACGATGTAGTACATAAATATAGAAAAACATATTTCAATAATAATGTTTGATTCAAATTGGGATAGGATAAGATTTTGTATAATTTAACATGAAATTACACAAAATTTATTTATACATACATTTTATTCTGCGCAGACGGGTTCCTTATTACCATACCCAAGTTTGGAACATTCTTTACCAGATTCATTCATCCAAAAATACGTCTTATTACCAGCAGCATCTGACACTTGTCGTTGTGTTGCTGCTGGTTTATCTCCTTTGAATTTGTCACTTTCCCATAATCCATCAAGGGTAATCTTGCCATCAGATGATACCCATTTTCCTTGCCCATTTGCCTGACATATTTTACCAGTAACCAAACCTTTTCTCGTTTTTTGAATAAGTTGTTTCATATTACCAGTATATGTTCCTTTCAAATTATTACCAAGTGTACCATAGTCAAACATTCCCATTTCTTTCGTAGGCAATGGACCACCTTTTACTGCTGCACAAGGATCGGTACTAAAAAATCCACCACCCCTACGTGTGCGCGTGCGACGTCCACGGGAACGCTTGCGACGACCATTTGAACGTTTACTGGAACGCGTGCGACGACCATTTGAACGTGTACTGGAACAACGCTTAGTTTGTGTACGTCTCTTTTTTGTGGATCTTCGTTTTGTCGAACGTTGTTTTCCACCAACAGATAAAGAAGCCGGCATTTTATATAGCGTTAGATATTTCTATTTTTGAATAGAATTGAAAAGATAAAAATATTTTTATATTTATATGGACGAAAACCAAATTGAAAAAAATAAGGAATTGGCTAAACAAGAATACACAAAAACGCAATCGAAACGCGAAGAAGATATCAAGAAAATGAACGATTATTGTGATTTGGGAACATTAGACAGAGATATAAAACGTACTGATTGTATAGTAGATGGTAAAGAATGTATAAAAGAATTTAAATGTGAAAATAGTTCACTATATCCTTCGTATCATTTTAATGGTGTGTATTTTAAAAAAATGGACTGGATCCAGTTATATCAGAGAAGATGTAAATCACAATTAAGTAAAGCAACAGAAAGTGATAATAAAACCAAGAAGGCGAATTATTGTGAACCAGAAAAGAATGATATCTTTTGGCCAGGAGTAACAACGAATTTGGAACCTGAAGCCGAAGAGATTCATTGTACTACTATGGATTTATATTGCACGTTTAGTGAAAATGGAAAATGTAACGCACGTCCAGAAAACGAATTATTTTGTGATAAATTACTTACAGCTAGCGATGAAACACTGACACGTGCGCAAATTGACTATATGTATAAATTATATGAATTGGGAGCCATTGAGAATCTAAAAACGTGTATAAAAAACAAAGGCGTTGACACTACCAATTCATATTTCGCATCATCGTTTTCGTTTTTGTCATCCACTATAAAACTTAAAGAGGAGTTTACGATTATCGAATCGGCTGATTTTCAAAAAGTGATTGATAATTTAGATAAAATTACAATCAATGATACAGAATTGTTCATAATAGAAAAATTAAAGGCGGAATTAAAACTTTTCGAATTATCCCTTGAAACAATTGAAAAGGGTTCCGCACCCGAAATAGTGGCGAATGAAAATATTGCTAATATACGTAAATTATTAGAATCTGAATCTGTGAAAAACTATAAAGAAGTTACTTTACTTGATTCTATAACAAACCTTTTAATACGCATACCTACACTTAGGGATCCGTTTATTAATGTGTTAGGTCAGTGTAATTTGATTGGTTCTATTAGATTAAAAGAATGCGAAGAAAAAAAAAAGAAGGAATCGAGTGACGTAGATTGTTCAGAACATGGTATTACACAAGAACATTATAAAAATTACCTACCTACTCGTTTTGAAGTGGCATATACTATTTTGCGTCTTTTTTATAGATTTACCAATAACCAATCGCTTACAATTAAAGAGCAAACATTATTTATATTTTTATTTAATTCATTATCGAAAGAAAAATCATGGTCATATTTAGTAGGTATCGATTATATAACTAAAAAAGCAGATGAACGAAAAAAGGACAATTTATCATTTAAAATAAATAAATATATCGAAACATTAGATATAAGAGATTACCAAGTCAATCGTATTATTGGTTCACATATTAATAACGATAACGAAGAAGAAATTGAACAAATAATTACTTTATTGAATAAAGGTAGATATGTCGATATTGGACAAACATGGTATAAATATTTCAACCTAGAACAAACATATACGTTAGTAAGTGTTGACAACAAAACATCCTCCGTAAATGAACTGGATAGTCATAATTTAGCCACGTTATTTTTGGATTTAGATATGTCATATGTTGATGGGAAAAATAAACCATTGATAGAATTAAAACTTAGTTATACGGCAAAAACAATATCGCTAATTGAATCAGGTGGGTTTTTGATGCTTAAAACATATTCTTTCGTCATGTCATTTTGGTATAGGGTGAAAAGTATGCAAGGTCATCTCACGATAGTGTTCGCATTATTAAAGTCCCCGGCATTATGGACGTTATTAACTCCTATATTAGGAGATAACATAGAATATGCAATGATACTTGTGAATTTTATACATGATGTTTTATGTTTATTGAAAAGTATGTCTGAGTCTTCCGCTGATACACTGAGTTTTGGTTATAGTATTTGGGGTGATAATATTGCATTATTTTTAACAGCTCTTAATATATCTAGTGCTGCTGATTCATGGATGGAAGGTTTGATAAATATATTTAATAATAAACATGGTGAAAAAAATGCGAAACAAAAAATTATCGTTAAGACAATAAAAAAGGATTCTGATATTGGTATAATAAATGACAAAGAAAAGAGTGAATCTAAAGGAATATGGCATAGTATTATTAAGAATGGTATAAAGGCAGTTATTAATATTTTGCCTACAACCAGCTCATTAAGACGTAATCTTACATCGATTACTGAAATGGGGATGCAGGGCTCTTCCATTACAAAAATGGATGCTGGGAAATTAACAAGTGATATAGCATATCTAGTATCTATAATAGTTATTACCGCCTATTTAATACAATTAGCTTCATGTACGGAAGGCTTAATACCACCACATATAAGATTTGCTGGGATGTTGGATAATGTTCAAACATTTCCTGTAAAAATATCAACATATGCTCTTAAATGTTCGAGTGATGAAGGATGTAGCTATGTAACTTCTGTTGGGAGAGCAGATATTGTTATGAAACGTCTAGGACTTACAAATGAAAGCATTCGGGAATTATTTACTGCTGTAACAAAAGTTTATAGTGGAACTATTGGATATTTATTTGATCAATTGAAAAAATTAATTGGATTATTTAAAGAAAATATTAGCAGCGTAGGTTTAAAACGTTTAAGTGAGGCAGATATATATAATTTATATGATAAAATAACTTCCGTAATATTTAATAGTTTTAAACTGATCGTTGATTATTTTAAATCGGAAAATCCAGATTGGATGCAATATTTTATGAACAACCATAATCGAGTGGCATCCGAAAGGGAATGGTTTTATAATGGATATCTTAATAAGGAAACCACTGGTTTAGAACCATGGGACATATACGTAAATTATTGTACAAAACATGATATCGATCCTTATAGTCCATCGAATTTCGCATGGTATTATAGTAAGGTCGGAAAATTTCAATACTATATAACTTCTTCAGGTTGGGGTAATATATCAATGGGTTCTACAAATTTGGTAAGCTCTATTATTGGAAAAATACAATATGTGACAAGTTCTGGAGGAAGAAATAATAGATCCACTAGAAAAAAAATAAAACGCGCGCGGAATAAAACGACGAAGAAAAATAGGTATAAACTTCGAAAATATAAAACTCGTCGCCCAAAACGAAGAAGGGTTAAATCAAGAAGATGTGCTAAAAAATAAATATTATTTGTAAAAGATATAAACTTTATTTTCATTATTGTAATTATGAACAGCAATGAAAATAAACAGATGCTATGGGAACTTTTGCGAGATAATAAGGCATTCGATGGATTTTCGAACACTCAATATCAAAAGGTTATTCAAACATTCAATACAACTATGACAACCATAGGTGATGTACAAAATAAAAATCCGCTAATAGAGCAGAACAAAATATTTATATCTGAAATGATGTCACGTCTTCAAACTATTAAGTCCGAACCAGAAACAATGCCAATAAATGATGATCAACTTCTAACACGTGACGAGATTCAAACTCAAAAACGTAACGAATTTGAAAAAAATCTTGAACGACGACAACAGGAGTTTACAAAATATATGGATTTACATATACCAGACGATATTGATTTTAGTGATAAAAAAACAGAGGAACCTATCCAAAATGTAGACACACTTATACACGCAAAAATGAAAGAACGTTCTTACGATAGTATTTTAGTGAATGATACAACGTCAAAAGATGTAAGCGGTGTGGTTATTGAAACAATCAAGGCAGAACCGATCTTCAAAGAGAAGATGACCAATAACACAGATGAAGATATATTAGTAGGTGATATTACACCCAATGAATTAACGCTAGACTATAATACAATGAATGAAGAAAAACAAATGTCTGGACAAATGCCTGAACACACATTGGAATCATTAAATAAACGCATTGTTCAATTGGAAACGATGCAGAGGACAATTTTAGATGAATTGGCACGTAAGTAATATTACATTGACAGAAAAAAAATGATACAAATCAAGCGGAGGAGTTAGTGGATGTATACGTATGTGAATTGATATATCATCCTATTGCTGTTGGAACAATAGGATGATAATAAGGTTATTTTCTTCTTCTGGTACTTCTTCTTCGGGTGCTTCTTCTCCCTCTCGATCGATACGCGCGTTTAGAGCTTCTCTTCTTCTTCTTAGTGGTTCTGCGACGTCTTCGTCCGCCGATCTCTGTATGTGATGTAGCAACTACAGCGGGAGCAACTACAGCGGGAGCAACTACA